ATCATAAATAATTTACAATAGTCAATAGTTTTTAAAAAATAATAAAAAAATACAACGATGAAGAAATACATTTTAACATCTGAAAGCGAGAAAGAACGCTTAATGAAGATTTACAAGGTTTGTGAGAAAACTTTAAGACGTGCATTAATGTTTGATGGAAAGCGTGGCTTTTCTGATGCTGCAAAAGCAATTAGACAAGATGCAATGCTACACGGAGGAATTTTGATGTGTGACGAATGTAAAGCAATAGAAACATTTCACTTTAGCGATGGAACAATGATACAAGTTCTTCCAGGCGATAGAATTCTAACAGTGAAGAATAGAAAAGCAGAGTTAAGAAAAGGTACAACGCTATTAAAGGCATTTGAGAGTGATTTAATTTCTGAAATAGAAAAGCTTCATGCAGAGATTCTTCCATGTTTGCCAAACTACAATAACGTAACTGTTTTATAATAATGATAGAATATTACAACGATAAACTTTGCATCCCTTCAAAAGAGTTAATTGAACGTGGATTGTTAAGTGAGCCAAATTATAAACAGATGGCTGCACGAAAGAAGTTTTGTGTTGTACGAAATGCTCGTGGATTAGGTAATTATGCTTTAGTTGCAGTTGATAGTCTTCCATCAGACATGAAAGAAGTCGTTAGAGAGTGGTATCCAAATATTGAAATAACACGCCTTGTGAAGTGGATAAAAGACAACTACATCTATGATAGAAATGCTTATAATTTCTATTCAGACGAAGAGTTATGTGGCGCAAAACTTTCACAAAAACACATATTAGAATACACCAACAATGCAAGTGTGATCCAATGTGCGATATCACTTTATAACAATGCAAAAGCGCAGCACCAAGTGATGGGTGAAAGATACGACTGGGAGATGATGACGCAATGCCTTGATTTGATAAAAAAGGAATTTAATCACACGCTGCCTTCAAGTGTTATTCGCTTTCGAAAGAAAGTGAATGAATTTAAGAAGCAAGGCTATAAATGTTTGATAAGTGGCAAATTTGGCAATCAAAACACCAGACGTGTCGACTATAAAACAGAACAGTTGATTCTTGGTTTAGCTATACAGGGCAATCAACCATTTGCAAAGCAAGTGCACGACATGTATATTTCTTTCGTTTGTGGTGAAATTGAAGCTTTTGACCCCTCTACAGGTGAAATGTTTAACCCAGATGAATTTGTCGACAAAAAAGGAGAACCTAAAAAATTGAGCGAAGCAACAATAAACTTCTATATGAATAAACCTAATAATAAGGTTTTGATTGAGCACAAATTGAAGAGCTGGACCAGCTTTATGCATGAGAATGCACCACACGTCCATCGCCATGCTCCAGAGTTCTCACTTTCAAAAGTCAGCTTTGACGATAGAGATTTGCCACGTAAGCTTAAAGACACAAAACTTAGACCAAAAGCATATTACGCTTATGACGTCGCAAGTCAATGTGTAGTTGGATTTGCTTACAACAGATATAAAACAACTGACATCGTAATAGAGTGCTTTAGAAGTATGTTTAGACTGCTAGACAGACACGGTTGGGGCACTCCTGCACAAGTCGAGGTTGAAAATCACTTGATGACACAATGGAAAGATAACTTCTTAAAAGCCGATGTAATGTTCCCATTCGTTCGTTTTTGCGCACCTCAAAACTCGCAAGAAAAGTATGCAGAACCAATGAACGGTGGAAAAAAGAAAGCAGTTGAACACCGCAATCACTTAGGTATTGGACGATTCTATGGAAAAGGTAAATGGCGTACCGAGAGTAAGAAGATAAGCGATGCAAGTAATGACTCATACGAAGATAAGGAATATTACACCTGGGAGCAACTAATATTAGAGGATGCTTGCGATGTGATGGAATGGAATAATTCTTTACATCCAAACCAAAAGAAGTACAAAGGCATGACACGCTGGCAAGTGTTTGAGGCGAATATCAACCCTACACTTCAACCAATTAATAAAGCTGTTTTAGCAAGATATATTGGTGAAAAAGTGGAAACGAGCATCAGGCGAAACAGCTATTGCAGAGTTGATCACCAAGATTGGTGGCTCAGCGATACAAGTGTTTTAGAAAAACTTGCGCCCAATAACATGAAGGTAGACGCTTACTATATTCCAGATGAAGAAGGTAAATATGATGAAGTGTTCATTTATCAAAATGACATGCTAGTTGATAAGCTTGAGAATTTAGGCACATTCAATACTGCAGATGCAGAGCAAACAGAAGAGGATAAAGCTATATTCTTGAAACAGCAAAAGAAGATTGCTTCTTTTAATAACTATCTAAAGAATAACGCTATTAATCATGTAGGTGTGTTGAAAGAAAGAGATAGCTATGTGGAAGATGTGGAAGACCTCGAAGTAGAAACGCCAATCCCCAATGATGATGACTACAATACTTACTTGGGCAGTTCTTGGGCACAAGACTATGCAAAAAAAGGATTAGAAGACCATTAAACAACGTTCAAATAACATTTAAACTCTATTTAATATGATTACAAACGATATAAAAATACGAATTATCGAAGCTATTAAAGCTAATCGTGAAAATTATCCAAGTGACGCAAAACATGCAGCAGCATTAGGTATTAATACCGCTGTGTATAGCGCAGTGAAAAACGGACAAACCGACAAAGTTTTGAGTGATGCTAGTTGGATTGCCATTGCAAGAAGATTAGACGTTGAGTTGCGCTCAAAAATAGAATGGAAAGCAGCCAAAACACCTACATATCTTTATATAATGGCACAACTCGAGTTCTCGCAAAACTCTTGTACAAGTGGAATTCTTTGCGACATTCCAAACATTGGAAAGACGTTTACTGCTCGCCTGTACGCATCAAGTCACAAGAATGCAGTATATATCGATTGCTCGCAAGTAAAAACAAAGCTAAAGCTAATTAGAAAGATAGCTAAAGAGTTTGGTGTGAATAGCAATGGACGATATAGCGATGTGTACGATGATCTTGTTTTCTATCTTCGCAGTATTGATCAACCTCTGATTATTTTAGATGAAGCAGGCGACTTGCAATATGAAGCATTCTTAGAGCTTAAAGCCTTGTGGAATGCAACTGAACGTTGTTGCGCTTGGTATATGATGGGTGCAGATGGCTTAAAAGAGAAGATAAACCGCTCTATTGAATGTAAAAAAGTAGGCTATACGGAGATGCTTTCACGTTATGGCGATAGATATTCAAAAGTAACACCAGACGATGGAAAAGAAAGAGAGAAATTCTTGAGAGAGCAAGCACACATTGTAGCGAAGTTAAACGCACCAGAAGGAACTGATATTAAAGCAATAGTATTGAAGACACAAGGAGGATTAAGACGTGTTTATACTGAAATAGAAAAATTAAGAACAATTTAAAAGTAAGTGAGATGAAGTGAGATTCCTTTTACATCTCAGGAAAAGTTTGCTGAGCAAAGAAATTCAATGAAAAAGAAATCTACACACACGTTGATTAATTACGAGCAGTGCAAGTATGAAGTGATGAAAGATGTTTTTACAAGCACTATTGTAAGAATGCTAGTAAAGACCGATGAAGTTGCAGATACATTTATAGAGAGAGCTTTGATATTTAGCGAAAAGGCTGCAGATAAGTTCATTGAAAGATTAAAAGCTGGAGGTGAAAAAGATGACTAAGCAAATAAGAGCGTATAATCCTCGTGAAGTTTCACAGAAAAAATATGAAGTTATCAAATGGAATGGACAATGGCGAGAATCATTCGGACGTCCAGCCATGAATGAAACTTGGTTTATCTCTGGAGCATCTGCGCAAGGTAAGAGTTCTTTTGTGATGCAATTAGCAAAAAAGCTTTGTGAATATGGAAAGACACTCTATGTAAGTGCAGAAGAAGGTATAAGACAGTCGTTTCAACGAAGACTTGAGATGTTTGAGATGAACTCTGTTGGACGAAAATTAAGCATCATAGAAGATCCAGATATAAACCTATTGAAAGAAAGATTATCTAAGCCTAAAAGTCCTCGTTTCATTATTATAGATAGTTTTCAAGTGGCAAACTGGACCTATCAAGATGCAATGGAACTAATAGAAACGTTCAATAAGAAAAGCTTTATTTTCATTTCGCAAGAATATAAAAGCCGTCCGATGGGTGCAGATGCCGTTCGATTGAGATATGCAGCAGGCGTGAAGATTAGAGTATCTGGATTTATGGCACTTTGCTCTGGTCGTGAAAAAGAAACTGCAGGCGGTGGTGGTTTTGTCGTATGGGACGAAGGAGCGATAAGATATGGAAATAAAATTGCAGTTGAAAAGAAAAACGAGATAGACAATGAAGAGTAAAGAACAACCAAAGCCTTTGCTATGTAGGTTTAAAGCAACTATAAGCGTAAAGACAAATGGCAAATTATATAGCTTTAGTAAAAATGCAGGGTTTGTTGATGAGAAAGGCGACAAACGTTTGCAAGAAGAAGTGAAGCAAATATTAATGAAGTCTTACAAAGAGATGGCTAATACCAACAAAGAACTAAGACGCAAGTTAAACATTCAAGAAACTTCTAAAGTTCGAATATACATCTCTGTAAAAGTTTTAGAGTGTGATAGATTAATAACATTGAAATAATGGAGAAGTGGCAAATAGAAAAGGTGATAGATAAAATCACAAATGAGCTAATACCTTTCAGTAGTTCGCTCCCAGATTATCTTGAGCTTTGTCGAGCAATATCTAAAGAATTCCAAAAACGAGTCTCGTTAGCAGAGTATGAAATTGAAGAAATGAATAAAAAAAACAACAACGATGAGTAAAGTAAGTGCAATAATTAATTTAACAACACCAAGTTATCCTGGTAGTTCCAATCCTACAAGTCTTGCAGGCGTTGTAAGATTGAACAAGGACTGCAAGACAGTTGCAAAGGAACAGGTGGTAAGTGAAAATCACTTCTGCAATAAATGCCAGGGTAATGGTTGGTTTTGGTCTCACAACTCATATAATGAGCCCGTGAAAGAGCCTTGCCTAATGTGTGGAGGAACTGGTGTCTTAGATGCCGTGGTGACAATTGAATGGAAACAACAAAATATAAATAAATAATAAGTAAAGATGAAAAATATTTTAACTAACATCGCAAGTTGGTTTAGAACTACTTGCGAAAATGGAAAAAAGACAAGAAGAATTGAACTTGAGAATAGAGTTTGCAATGATGCAAAAGTAGCAATTCAAATAACGGAATACAATGGTACTTTGTACGTTTGTCATAACGACTTACCTTTGATTCCTGTTGAGAGTTTAAAAAATAGCGTGAATGACACTTTAACTGTTGCACGCCAGGTTTATGTAGATTACAAATTATCGCAATATGAGAGGTAAATTTTATTTTGAAACAAGGTGTGGAAAGAAGCACCCAAAGTGGATTAAGCTACTTGAGCAATATTTTCGCTTTATCACTTCTAAAAGCAATGAAAGTTTTACGTGGATTACACTTTGCGCTGAAATGAACGAGGAACTTCTTGCAATTAAAAAGAGAACAGTTCTGAACGAAAAAACCAATCTCACTGCAGAGATTTGCGAAGATGAAGATGAGTACTCAATTGCAATTAAAAGAAACCAAGTGACAATGGCAGTCATTCGATTTAGAGAGAATTAGAGAGAATGAAAAAGATAAATAATTACAAGTATTTCTACTTTCTTCTTCGCTACATCTACACAGATAAAGAAGAACAAGAAGAATATAAGCGAGCTATTATATCACGCATCACCGATGGAAGAACAACCAGCTTAAGAGAGATTGATGATCGTGAGTATTTCACTCTGATAAATCAACTTGAGGACATTGTAGGAATAAAAGATAAGATAAGAAAAGAGCGAAGCGCAACATTAAAGCTTTTGCAAAAAGAGTTCAACGTTGACACAACTAACTGGAATAAAGTTGATGCAATTTGCCTTTCAAAAAGGATTGCAGGAAAGCCATTCAGGTTCTTAAATATAATGGAGCATGGAGCTGTGAGACAAAAGTTATATAGCATTCTTTCAAAGGGTGGTTTTAAGGCTCGAAAGAAAGACATCTTGCAAGA